ATGACAACGGAAGAATATTTTAAAAAATTGCTAGAAGATAGCGAAAAACATCCTACAAACTGGTTGAGTGATAGGGTTTTAGACAAAAATATCAAAATGCTAGATGAAGATATTGAAGCAGAGTGGGACGATTTTCCGTTATTCACGAAAAAAATATTTATCAATACTACGCAACGTGACTATAACAAAGCTGATGCCGTTGTTAAATTTTTGGAATCAATACCAATAGAGATGGAATATAAAAAAGGGCTAAATATAGTTATACAAGCATTAAACGAGTTAAAAGATAGTCTTAAAAATCAAGTGCTTGGTGTTATTGATAACCAAATCCTGTTTCCAAATGATAAGGAGGATACGAAATGACACTACCAGAGAATTATAGACGTGTCCTTAAACTGATTAAGGTTGGAGCAGACAACCCCATTACAGGGGCAGAGATTAGTTTAATACTGAAACTTGAAGAACGCTCCGTCCAAAGTATCATCAGTAGCTTAATCACGCGCTATAACGTCCCTATTATCGGCATTAGGCACGGATTCAATCGTGGTTACTTTATTCCAGCTAACAAAGAAGAATTACTAGATGGTGCTAAAGCCTTTTACAACCAAGTACAAAAGGAACAAGAACGCCTAAGTGTGTTATTGAATGCGGATCTAGAGAGTTATAAGAAGTTACTGAAGGAGGCTGATATGAATGTTTAGTTTAAGTAAAGAGAGTGAACAGGATTTAACTCAGGGGGTACTGGAGCTGGTAGGAAATTACCTGGAAGTACGTGAGCAAACCCAGCCCAGACTATTAGGGTTGATAACAGCCCAGCAAATTAAAGATGAACTAGGCATAAAGGCCAAGACATTAAAGCGTTGGGAAGATAACGGTCTAAGACGATACCAACCACCACTAGAAGATACGAGGAAGCATTACTATAAAGTCAGTGATATTCTTATTTTTTTGGGGGTGGATACGTAAATGGCTATTTATGAAACAAGAGGTTTTAGTTCTTATCTCTACCCCTACAAAGGACAGTTAGAACCATTTGACTATATTGCTCATTTTAAACCTTTGAAAACTCCTGAAGGCATCGATATTGAAGAATACAAGCGAACACAAGCTCCCTACTGCCTGAGTGGCAAAGTCACAGCAGAGAAAAACGGTAGCTATAAGCGTAATAATGCTAGTTTGGTTTACCGTGATTTGATTTTTCTTGACTATGATGAAATAGAAACAGGCGTAAACCTACCTAAAATCGTTTCTCAGACACTTTGGGAATACAGCTACATTATTTATCCAACGATTAAACACACCCCCGAGAAGCCCCGTTATCGCCTTGTCGTGAAGCCTAATGACACCATGGACGAACCTACTTATAAACAAGTGGTCAAGGAGATAGCCGATAAGATTGGATTGCCTTTTGATTTAGCTAGCATTACCTGGTCGCAATTACAAGGCTTACCAGTCACAACAGGCGTCCCAGAAAACTATCAGCGCTATGTGAACCATGGTCTTGATTATCCTGTCCCTAAAAATGGTAGCACACCAAACAGACAAGTTGTTACTACTTACACGCCACACCTTAGAAGTCAGCGTTCTATTACCATGAGGGTCATTGATACCTTGTTTAACGGTTTTGGAGACAAAGGCGGGCGCAACGTGGCCTTAACTAAGTTTGTTGGCTTGCTATTTAATAAATGGGTGGATTGTGATCTAGAGACGGCTTATGAGCTGGTACAAGTAGCCAACAGCGTGACAACTAAGCCACTACCCATTGATGAGATAGACACAACCTTTAGAAGCATACTTGATAAAGAATTAAGAAAGAGAGGAATCAAGCCATAGACAAAGAAGAATTGAAAGACTATCAAAATAAACTATCACAAGCCGCTCAACCTGCTTTTGCCCCTGCCTTTAGGACACGAAAAGGTAGGGGGGATAAAGAATATGTCATTAGTAGCCCCTACAATGTCGGTAAGGTTTTTGAATTCTATGAAAACATCTTCACAGGTATTAAATACAACGAATTTGAAAAAACTATTGAAATCACTAAAGCAGTTCCTTGGTCTAAAGAAAAAGGACTATGGACGAATGAACAGACTAGCCTTTGTATTGCATTCATTGACGAAAAATATCGGTTTACCCCTCGTAAAGAACATATAGAGGTAGCTATTACCGCTTTAGCTAAAAAGAACACCTATCACCCTATTAAACAGCGTATTGAAAGTCAAAAATGGGATGGTAAAGCTAGAGGAGAACGCTATTTCATTGATTTATTAGGCTGTGCTGATAATTCCTATAATAGAGAAATTGCCAAAGTGTGGCTAACAGGTCTCATGGCTAGAATTTATCTCCGTAAAGTAAAGTTTGAAGTCGTTCCTATTCTCATTGATAAAAGACAAGGAACTGGGAAAAGCACCGTTACTAAGCGCTTGCTTCCTAACTACCACACTGATTCAGAAATCAAGTTTGGTAAAAATGATAGTGATTATCAGAAGATACAAGCCAATGCCATTATTGAGTTAGGGGAATTAAAAGGCATGTCAAAAACAGAAATTGAAACGGTTAAAAGTTTCATTTCCTCGGATAGTGATACTTATCGTGAACCTTACGAACGTAAAGCCACTCCTCATCCAAGACACTGTGTCTTTATCGGGACAGCTAATAAAAAATCTTTTCTTAAGGATAGTGGAACAGAAAGACGCTTCTTCCCTATTGAATGTGGTATCAATGACGTGGAAAAACATCCTATGGAGGTGGAAGAAGATTATTTCTTACAGGTACTCGCTGAAGCCAAAGTATGGTTTAACAATTATGAACCACTAACGCCATCTAAAGAGTTAATGAATCAGTTAGCAGACATTCAAGAAGATTATAAGGTTGAAGACGTCGACAAAGAAATCATTGAACAATTACTGAATGAGTTTCAAATCGTTGAAGGTTGGGATGGTTTATCACAATATGAACAACGGCAATACGTCCTCAAACAATTAGGAGAACCGTTAGATAATGCTCAAAGCTACAGTGACTACCCTTCTACGCAGACAGATTGCTTACTCCAAGTGACAAGTCCTAACCATATTGCTTATCTAGGATTTAATCAAAAACCAACGCAAGGTGGTAAGGCTCTTATCTCTCAAAAAATACGTGATCACTTAGATAATGATGACGGCTGGAAAAAAGGAGAGAATCCCTCAAGAAAAAGACTATTTAAAGGTGGAACTCCCGTATCTTACTATGAACGAGTTTAAAAACTACACTAATACTACATAAAAACTACACGTAATAACACAAACTAAAACCTTGGTATTATAGGCTTTATACTCTATTGTAGTATTAGTAGTATTTAATATTATAGATAATAATATTTATAACTAATAGTGCGCGTGCAAAAAAAGAAAGTCTTTTGCTCAAATTAATGCTACTAAAAGCACAAAGTGCCCAAACCTCTTGATACCGTTGGCTTTAGCCCTGTGCTTATTACTGTGTTATTGATTTTTTTAAATGTTAATAACACACATTTTAGAGAGAAAAGAGAAACACAATGAAAATCAAACTATTTTATCAAAAACACAATGAATCTTTAGATGATTTTGAATATCGGGTCAATCAATTTACTCTATCAGTATCTGTAATAGATATCAAACTTTCAGAAGCAACTTATGGCAATTATGAAGACATGGGTACCACAACTTCTTTATTGGTCTTGTACAGGTAACTGATATGAAACTAAAATTACACACACGAGGTGGCAACACCATCACCATACAAGGAGACAGTGCCTTTTATGATGAGTTGGTCAAATACCTTCTTTCTGGCCGACAACCAAACTGGGTAACATGTCCTTCTGCCGTCATCAATTTATCAGACATTATAGCAATCACAAAGGAGAAATAACACTATGAGAACATTTTCAGATACACCTAAAACATTTACATTCCGTTATACTTTTAGAGACTTTGACACTGCACAAGTAGCTTGTCATGCTATCTTAGGTTACATGACAGGTACTTATGAGCAACCAGTGATAGACGCGACTTATCACAATGATGACCAAGGTGGTCATGCTAATCAGTTAGTCTTAAAATATGCTGAAGACAGAAAGTTAAGCAAGGTCTTCAAGCGTATCTGTGACAGTTTCAAGGACTATTACAACCAACTTGAAGATATGACGGATGAAGAACTTGATGACATGGCTCAGGAAAATGAATTAATTAAGGAAGTTGAAGAACTTGATGATCAGCGCGTGGTTCCTTTATTTGAGATTACTCAAGAGGAAGCTAATGAACAAGACACACTCATGGCTTTCATCTCAGACCATGACCAACTAGCTGAACATCTCTCTATGAATTATCAGGAGATGAGCCAAGACGATTTAGGAGCTATCCTTGAAACTATCAGTCAAGCCTTTAACCATTTGTATGATATGGTTGTTGAAGGTCAGTTACTCGTTAAATAAACAATCAGAGGGATTTCCCTCTTTTTGTCGTTTTATCAATAGTTTTGGGTTGTTTGAGTTTTAAGGAGAAAGAATGTTAGAACTATCTATTGAGAGTATTATTAAACCGATGAAGAAATATGACAAGACAAAGATTACAGGAACAATGGATAACCAACCTATCCGCATAGACCTAGATAATTTGGTTATTCATTATAACCATCAAAACTTATTACTTGAAACGATACCAGGAACTTATGGTGGTAAACGCTACTTCTTCTTGTGTCCTAAATGTGAGAGACGTTGTCGGAAACTGTTTAAAATTTACAATATCTTTGCCTGTGGTTCTTGTCAGAAAGTTCATCAAGCCACACTCAATCGAAGCAAGACAGACTGTTGCTACTACTGGCGATTAGCCTTTAAAGAGTGTTTGAAAGTAAATCCAGAAGCAAGACACATTCATGGATATTATAGTCGTGATGACTTTCCTAAACGTCCAAAGTACATGAGATTAACCAAATACCTTTATCACTGGAGAAGATTTCATTATTATATGGATAAGGGAGACAGTCACTGGTTATAATACGGAAACACACCCACTCTTTTTTTTAACGGGGCTATGTCGTTCATGTTTTTGAGAACGCGCCCTTTTCCGTGCAAAAAATTCCCTTTTTGAAATTTTTGATAAAAATTAAAAGCTTGATTCTAAAGGATTTTATATCTAATTTAAGCTAAGTACCCTACCACAAAGAATGACTTTATCAGACTAAAATAAAGCATGGTTTTAGATCTTCTATCTGACAAGTTGATATTTTATATTACCAACTTTAAAAAGTGCTTAGAAACGATTTTAGAAGCCAAAAGCGAAGTACTACAAAAAATATCTAGTTTACAAAACGAGAAACACAAAAAGACGCTCACACAGAACGTCTCCTTGGTTAAATTTAAGCTTAACTAAATTATACCATAACCAGGAGAAAAGACCATGAGCGCTAAAGAACAACTTAAAGAATTGAAACCACTTTTCGCTTTAATAACCTTATTTGAGGAACAACGAGACAAGGACATCAAGCTGATGAATGCTTTTCGTAATCCTGAGTTACTAAATGGCATTGAAAAAGGTACAGCTAAACAACTCTTATATTTAGCTAAGGAACGTGATAAAAGACTAGCCATGATCGCCACATTGCAAGATGAGAGACAGATTGCTGTTATCAAAGCTAGATATGTGGATGACTTATCATGGGACGAGATACCAGATAAAGTAGGTTGTTCAAGGAATACTGTTTTCAAACTACATAGAGACGCTTTAGAGGTGTTAGATGAACAAGAAGAACGCCATGCGTAAACTTAAGGAGTTCCAGAGGTGGCAACGTATCGCCAATAGCCTTGATTTAACTTATAACGAGCTTTACCAGTTTGATATAGAATACCATCCCACGCGCAGAAAACACCTTGAAATAAGCCGAGAATGCGCCCTAGAGGAACTAGACGCCATCAAGCATGCCATTAACCGACTGTCTAAAATAGACTACAGACAAATACTGATTGAGTGTTACTTGATTAGTGAAAAGTTATCTAACCAAGAGATCATGACGAAACTTAATCGCTCTGAAAGTTGGTACTACGAGACTAAGAAAAGAGCTTTGCTTGAGTTTGCGAAGAAATACAGGGATGGAATTCTAAATAAAATAAATTAATAAATCATAGTACCTTTATATCTTATATGTGGCATAATATCCGCCAGGGAGTAATTTTTTGATATAATATCTTCATAATAATTTAAATTTATTTTTTAGATGGAGATAGTGAAATACAAATAAAAACTTTTAATATGGCATATCCAGATAAGTCGTTTAAACCAACACCCATTAATGAATTGATAGAAAAGTTTGATAAAGAAATCAATCAATTCATGGAAAATCAAAAAGAAGTTATCTCTGTTAACACACAAACAAATGGACTTGCTGGTGGTTTTCAATATTTTGTCACTGTAGTTTATCGAAACTGA